ATTTCAACCCAGCGGAGTATCCATCTCTGCAACAAGTCAAGGCAAAAATCGGCTGGGACTTAGTGGTCAACCCCATACCGCTACAGGGTGACTTCCGTAGTCAGGTAGAGCAGGACGGTCTCGACGAGATGACCGAGGACTTCCACGTTGCTGCTGACAACGCACTACGTGACTCTCTGGAAAAAGTTTTTGAGGAAGTGCGTAGGACTATCGAGAATGTATCGGAACAACTCAGTGACCGTGACGTGAATCCGGACTCAAAGCGACAGTTTAAGTCCTCATGCCGTGGGTTCCATGACACGCTACTCGACAACGTGATGCGCTACGTCAACATGCTGGACGTGTGCAACATCTATGACAATCCGCAGGTGAAGGCATCCCAACAGCAGATCAGGGACTTGCTCACATCCGTGAGTGTGCCGCAGCTAAAAGCATCAGACACGCTGCGCCTTGAAACCAAGCAACAAGTGGACGAGATCATCAAGAACTTGCCCACGCTATAACCAACCACAACCAACGAGGAACTAGAAATGCAACTCAATACTGTAATGCAATACGCTGACTCTCACGATGATCTGATCGAGGACATCGCTGATCTGGGCCGCGAGGTTTCCCTGATCATTCAGGGGCCAATGGGCTGGGGTAAGTCGGCTATGTTACGCACGCTGGGCGAGATGCCTAGATTCAAGGGATATACACTTGTTTATATAGATTGCACCACCAAGTCCGACTCTGGTGACTTCTTTATGATCAAGTACGGCGAGGACGGCACGACGTTTCTGACCGTACCCCACGAGGAACTGGGTCTACATCTTGAGGGGCCAGTGATCATAATGTTTGACGAGATCGGCAAGATGCCGCGCTCCGCATTCAATGCAGTGCTGCGTATCCTGTACGAGCGCAAGTCCGGCACGATGTCGCTCCATCCGGACTCCATTGTGTTCGCCACCACTAACCTAGCAGCGGAAGGCTTGGGTGACTTGTTACCACCGCATGGTATTAATCGCTGTCAAGTACGGACGTACAAAGTACCCACCAAAATGGAGTGGCTAAGCTGGGCCGTCCGTAACAGTATCCACACGTTTTTGATGAGCTACGCTAATCAGAACGATCATATCTTTTCCTGTTTTCTTGACCATGAGGAGATTGGGAAGTACCCCGAACTGTACGATCCCCGTGCAGTCAACAAGCCTGTCGCATGTGTTACGGGTCGATCTATGGAGAACGCGTCACATGTGTTCCATGCGTATGACCGCCGCATTGAAGCAGCTATGGATGCCGGGACATATCAACAAGGTGGAGACCTTGAGAAGAAGTATCAGAGAGTGTTGCTCAATGGCTTGGTCGGAACCGTTGGCCCAGTGGCAGCTACCAACATGATGACCTACTTCAAAATGCAGGGTGAGATACCCACGCGTGACGAGATCATACAGAACCCGATGGGTGCGCCCATACCCAAGAGTGGTGCAGCTAGGTGTCTGTTGATCAGCCGGACTCTGAACGATATGGACAGAGAACTAGCGGGGCCGTGGATGACCTATCTGATGCGCGAAGGCTTTACTAATGTTGACCAAGCGTTGTTCGGTATGGGTACTCGCGTTAAGGGATACCCTGATAAGAAGTTACGAGCAGTTGCAGGGAACACGCAGTATCAGAAGTGGGCCGAAGCTAACTCACACTTGTTTGGATAATAATTACGAGGACGATGAAATGTTTGCATTAGATATGGCACTAACACCCGAGCAACGGGTGAACCGTGAGATCACCAGAGTGCTGGATCACCTCCGATACGCAGCGATGGCGGGGGTAGCACAACTGGGTGAGATACGGGTGGAGCGCGGTGTGCCTACCGCCTACACAAATTTCAGAGATATTGTGATCGGGTACGAGTTTGTCGAAACCCTGACCGATGAAGAGATACGGGGTGTATTCATCCACGAGCTATACCACATCATCTATATGCACGCAGCGGCCTACCTATGGATGCACAAGATCAATCCCAAGCTGGCGAATGTGGTGTGGGACTACCGCATCAACGGGCAGATCGTGGCAGAGAATCGGGTGGATGGGTTCGCCAAGCTACCTGACGGTGCGTTGTACGATAGCAAGTATGACGGGATGCTTGAGGGTGAGATATGGAAACTTCTGTACAAGGAAGAAGAGGAAGGTGGAGCTGGTGGTGACCCTATGTCACCCACGGATGACGAGGGACGTGCAGGAAGTGCAGGAAGTGCAGAACAAGGAAGCATGGACGATCACGATGTCGAAGCGTTCGAGAAACTATCCGAAGAGGAGCAGCGCGAACTCAGCAACGATATACAGGAAGCCATACGGCAGGGGCTACTTGCAGCAGAGAAGTCCGGCAAGGGGGGTAACAAAACCCTTGAGGAACTTGTTGAGGTAGTTATCCCATGGGAGGACATCATCCAAGAGTGGTTCGTTGATACGTGCAGCGGGGGTGAGGACGGTACGTTCCGCGTTCCGAACCGCAAGTACATGCCGATAAACATCATCAGACCAAGCCGTATACAGGACAAGCTGAATGATATTGTCATCTCTATCGATACGTCAGGCAGTGTTCAGTCTGAACAACTCACTAAGTTTATGTCGGTGGTACGTAACATTATTGAGACACTGGCAATCAATAACGTACATGTGATTTACTGGGATACTGAGGTTCGCTCGCACGAAGTCTATGGTGAGACAGCCATACCACTGTCTGAACTTGTTAACACAACTAAGCCGAAGGGAGGTGGCGGCACTAACGTAACGTGTGTACCCGAGTACATAGAGCAGAACAACATCCAAGCCGAAGGCGTCGTGGTACTGACTGACGGCTATCTGTGGGGAGGATGGGGTACGTGGACAATGCCTGTGTTATGGGCAGTCCTGAACAACAGAGAAGTAAAACCAAGCGTCGGCAAAAAGCTAGACGTACTTATATAGGAGAACGATGATGCGAGTAACACACTTTCTGAATAACAGACATTTACTGAAGTACTTCAATCCGCACAGCTATCCGAAGGCTGAGTTGAGTGTGGACGAGGAACTTAAAGATATTGAAACTGCGATAAACAAGTGTGTGGGATACGAGACCACGCCCATACAAATGAGCCATGAGAATCGTTTCCATCAAGAGCCGACCGCGTTTAACGCTCTTGGTATTAAGTGCAAAGGCGACCTTATGTTCCGCGCCCTGATCACATGGTCTATGGAAGAGAACATGTTGGGTGTCGATACAGTGAGGTATTGGGTGGTCTCGCCGTTCATACACAAGCAACGAGCGAACAGTAACAACCCTTACCCGACTAGCCTTACAGACAAAACTGCTATTCGCACGAACGATATTAAAAAAGTAATTAACGAAGTGCTTAGATGCCCCGCTGTAACTTTTGATCTTATCGTTGCCCATTCCTATAACAAGATGGCGATTATGTCTAAGGATGTTTTGGAGACAGACCAAGTTGCACTTAACAAAGAAGTAGCTAATTTTTGGTCAGACGTTAGGTATGAGGACAACAAACCCCTGTTGATGGAGTGGTTGGCTCACGCGCTTACCGGCAACATGGAGATGTACATACCAGCAAGTGAACAACTTGTGGAGAGAGCGAAGGAACATCTGGAAACTATCAAGCCATTACATGAACAAATAGACGAAGCTAACTCATTGGTTCCTGTATTTGTTTCACAATTTGGTGATGATGACGTGGCCCGTTGTTACACAGTGAAGTCTACAGAGCAAAAAGGATATATCGACCCACAAGGTTTTGTTGACAAACTCACCGTGCATGAAGCTGCAAGCGGGATGCCGTATATAATCCGATCCAAGTTGGCTGCGATGCAGATCAATGAGGAGAACTTGATTAATAATTGGGATAATTACAAGTACATACCCAACGTCGGTGCGTTCATGCTTGAGGATTTCCTACATACAGGAGGTAAGCACGGCATGGTGTTCTTGACCCCTACTGAGTTTGCCGAGGTATTTCCGAGTGAGTGATGCGTTCAGGCTTGAGGTATTTGTAGACAAGGACGGCACGGTTTATGACGAAGTGATACTAGACAAGGTGGGTGATGACACTAACAAGTGGGATTACTTACTATCCTCTAAACTTCACCATATAAACAACTTACCAAGCTGGATGCGAAGGAAGTTAGCTGTGTTGAAAATGCGTAGCTACGACCCACCTACTGAGGACATACCGGAGATCGGTCAGCGAATAAGTAAATACATATTCTGGATTTATCCTAATGAGGGAGATACCGATGGCGATGACCCCGGAGAAAAAAGTAAAGCAGGAAATAGTGAAACAATTGAAGAGTATGGATGATGTGTATTACTTCTTCCCAGCAACGGGCGGTTATGGACGGTCAGGTGTACCCGATATAATCGTCTGTTACCGAGGTTGGTTCTACGGTATTGAATGCAAAGCAGGAAAGAATAAACCTACCGCCCTCCAGTTGCGCGAACTGGAAAACATAAACGAAGCCGGAGGTGTTGGGTGGGTAGTAAACGAAGACAACGTAGATTCTGTGAAACATGTTTTAGAATCAAGAGAACATGATGGGCCGCGCAGGCAGTCGTGGCAGCAGTTAATATTAGAGTTTGATAAGTAAGATAGTTGTGTTGGGCAAGGAATGTTTTAGCTATTTTCTGGCCTTGCCCCCATCCCAGCGGGCGGTGGATAGGCATTGAAAAACACCCGCAGCGCATGGTCGTTTTTATTTGTTTAGGTAATATTCCCCGGACAAATTCCTACACGATTGAGTGCGTCGAATAAGCCGCGCTAAGGTTAGTCGTGAGAAAGCACAGACGAACTCTGAATGGGTGGAGGAACTTTGTGTGGACTCACGCAACTTTTAATTAAGGAGACAATACGATGGGCGATGTTAAGTTAAAAGAATTGTTAGAAGAATTTGATACAGAAGAACTAGACGAGGAACTGGAAGAGTTTGCGTCAATAGAGAGACAAGTAGAGAAAGCATTGGTCGAAGGTATAGACGGGGCAGCCGATGTGCGTATGGTTCAATCAATATTGCTTTCTAAAATAATCTCTGTAGCTATTACGTTGGGTGTGTCAGAAAAAAGATTTGCAGAGATCGTGTCAGACACTTGGCGATTAGTTGAGTGGAGTAATGAAAAACATGGGAGCGAGGTACACTGATGAACGGTGAATCCTTTTACCTAGACATCGACGGGGTGACGTGGCAGTACATGTTGGTTACTGATCCAGAAGCTGCACTGTACTGGAACGCGTCGAGTTACAAACTAAAACTAAGCGACATCAAGATCGCAACTAAATGCTCGCTCGAAGATCGTAAGCGACTAAGGCGAGAGATACTGAAAGATATACAGGAGAATGATGATGGGCAGAGTGTATAACAACGAGCGAGATTTGCCGGACGATCCGAACCGTGTAGGGGATGAAGACTACGGACGCAAGTGGTGGTTGGATGAACCTGACCCAGATGTAGGGCGAGAAGAGGACTGGGACGATGTTAGAGATAACGATTAAGGTTGACGAGGAACATGCCGAAGAACTGATACAGTTAGGCAAACGCATCATAGCAGCAGTAGAAAAACTAGAAGAGTTTGTGGAGGATGGCGAAAATGAGTAAGGAAGAATTTCAAGAACTTTGGGATAGAGAATTGCTCAACGGATGGCAACGTGGAGGCAGCATGGCGAGTGTAAAAGCCTTTTTCTTTAAAAAAGCCACAGGATTAAATGACTACGAGGGGGAACTTGATTGGGGTAAAATAGATACTTTTTTAGAAAGTTGTGCCCTTAAAAGATATGAACCGGTGTATGTAAGCAAACAACCCGTGCGAGCATTTGTTGAAAATAGATCGCCCAACCTTAGCGGTTGCCTTTGGTCAGGAAAGTACAGCCACGATGAGCTATTAGAGGCCATCGACAGATTTAAGTGGACACCTCTTACTGAAGAGCAGAAGGCAAAGTTTTCTAGGCAAAAATATCAAAGGTATAGGAAAGGAAAAAATTCTTTAACCATTAAAGCCAGAGAACTAACTAAAAAGCACGATTGGAATACAGTTAAATAAAGAGGAAGAGAACGATGATTATAAAAGAAATCAGTAAAGATTTTTGGCGGCTAGAATTACGTAGGGGCGAAGATAAACTAATCTGGTACGCCCCCACCCGTGCTGAAGTACGTGGTAAGTACCACCAATGGATGCGTGGTAAAAAGTTTTCTAGCTCTAATTTACAAACCCCGCAACCGACTATTGCAGCGGGTAGTGTGGCACATTTGGAATGATAGGATATGGCGAAGAAGGGACATAAAGATTTGTACCCAAAAATTATATCTATGGCAAAGAAAGGCATGAAGGGTGTTGATATAGCTACTGAGTTAGGGCTAAGTCCCAACAGCGTCAGGACAATACTCTTTAATCACGGGGTTAAGCTAAAGACCCCGATAGGCAGACCGATGGTGGACAACCCTGTCCGTAACAGGTTCAGAGTACCGAAGGTACACAAAGGGCCAGATAAGGTGCTGCCAGACCCGTTTAGGAGAAGGTAATGATAACTCCCGCGTTAATATGTATAGCTACTGCAATTTACTTCGAGGCTAGGGGGGAACCCGGCGATGGGCAGATTGCTGTAGCACAAGTTATACACAATAGAGTCGAAGACCCGCGCTATCCAGACAATGCGTGCGATGTGGTTAAGCAAGGTTATTACTTGAACAATAACCCAGTGAGAGACAAGTGCCAGTTTAGTTTTTGGTGCGACGGTAAATCCGACAGCCCGAGAAATATTAATGCTTGGCATGATGCTCTATACCTCGCATATATAAGTGACCGTATACCTGACCGAACAAAAGGGGCTACTCACTACCACACTACTGAAGTATATCCAGAGTGGGCTTATACCGGCGAAGTCACGGCTAAGATAAACAAGCATGTGTTTTATGCAGGTGTTAGATAAAGATGTACAAGAGTCTTGATCAACAATGTAAGTGTGGTCAGAAGATGCTTGAGGTGCTTGGGTATGTCGAAAAACAAGACGGCGATGGGCACCCGCAACCGTATCGGAAAGGTTGGTACTGTCCGTGGTGTAAAAATTGGGAAGACGCAATACTCCGAGAAAAAATTGTAGAGGAAAAATAATGTACGAATACAAAGCAACAATAATTAGAGTCGTCGATGGAGATACAGTAGATGTTGATATTGATCTTGGGTTTGACTGTTGGGTTCGTAATCAGCGTATCCGTCTTTTCGGCATCGATACTCCAGAGTGTCGCACTAGAAATAAACAGGAGAAAGCACATGGACTACTCGCGAAAGCCTACGCCCAAAAGGCTCTCAAGTTGGGAGGAGTTTATGCGCTCCGAACAAGGGAGAAGGGAAAGTTTGGAAGGTACTTGGGTGAAATCAAAGTTGGACGGACAACCATTAATAAACTACTCATCAAAGAAAAGTTGGCTGTCGCGTACACCGGCCAAAATAAAAAAGACATAGCTGCTGCACAAGAAGCTAATCGTTTAGCACTAGTAAAGAAGGGGAAACTGTAATGAAAAAAGAAGTTTGGCAGTATGGCACTTTGTACTACAACCCCAACGCAGGGGAGGGTGAGATAGACCTTTGGGAAGATTTTCATAACGAGCACTTTGTTATTCAATTAGATATTTTACAGGATTGGCGGGACTACCTTGATAACTTGTACGACAAAACTTTAGAAGAAAGCAGAAAATTATAATGGACATAATAACAATAGACTTTGAAACTTATTACAGCAAGACTTTCGGCTTTAGGAAGCTAACGACTGAGCAGTACGTACGTAGCCCTGACTTTGAAGTTATAGGTGTTGCTGTAAAAGTTAATGACGGGGACACTGAATGGTTGAGCGGAGGGTTCGATGATCTCAAAACTTATTTACAGAATGAGTACGATTGGGCTAACTCTGCAATACTGGCTCACAATACTTTGTTTGATGGGGCTATTCTTAATTGGCTTTTTGGCATTAGGGGTAGGGTTTATTTTGATACTCTCAGTATGGGGCGTGCTCTTCATGGGGTGGATGCTGGGGCATCTCTTAAAGCGTTGTCTGATATGTATGGCATCGGTCAGAAAGGAACCGAGGTACTCAAGGCAGAAGGTAAGAGAAGGGGAGATTTTACCGAGGAAGAACTAGCCGAGTATGGGGACTACTGTATAAATGATGTGGAGTTGACCTATAAACTGTTCGACATCTTTATGAAGAAACGTGGGTTCCCCATGATCGAACTCAAGGTGATAGACATGACCCTACGTATGTTTATCGAACCTATGCTTGAACTAGACGTAGCCAAACTAGACAACCATCTTGATACCCTTAAAGAACAAAAAGAGAAACTTCTTTTACAGAGTGGTGTTGAGTTAGAAAACCTTATGTCTAACAACAAGTTTGCAGAGTTGTTACGTAACGCCGGGGTAGAGCCACCAACAAAAATCAGCGCACGTACGGGCAAGGAAACCTACGCATTTGCCAAGACAGACGAGGGGTTTAAGGCTCTACAAGAACACGAGGATATAGAAGTACAGACACTAGTTGCTGCAAGACTAGGTTTGAAAAGTACTTTAGAAGAAACAAGAACAGAACGCTTCTTGGATATTGCTACCCGTGGAAAGAAGATGCCAGTTCCCATCAAATATTACGCAGCGCATACGGGGCGTTGGGGTGGTTCTGATAAGGTAAACTTACAAAACTTACCATCACGAGGGCCAAATGCAAAGGTATTGAAATCATGTATTTGCGTCCCTGAAGGGCACACCCTGATCCAAGCCGATTCTGCTCAGATAGAGGCACGAGTGCTGGCGTGGTTGGCAGAACAAAACGATTTGGTCTTAGCATTCAAACGTGGTGAAGATGTATACAAGATAATGGCTGCAAGTATATACAAAACTAAAGTAGAGAAAGTCACACCAGAGCAACGCTTCATAGGTAAGACTACAATACTTGGGGCTGGGTACGGCATGGGCGCTGTACGATTCCGAGAACAATTGAAAACATTTGGTGTAGAAGTTGACGAGAAAGAATGCCGTCGCATTGTGGGGGTGTACCGTAGTGCCAACAGCAAGATCACTAAATTGTGGCGAACGGCTAACACCGCACTGGGATGTCTGCACGGCAACGCCATAACAACGGTAGGTAAGAAAGGCGTTCTAAAACTCCTACCAAAGGAAAACGCCATCCGGTTACCGTCAGGTCTTAGTATGTATTACAACAAACTTAAGATGGAGTTAGATGAAGATGGTAGGGAGCAGTATTCCTACAAAACCCGCATGGGTTACATCAAAATATACGGCGGCAAAGTTATTGAAAATGTATGCCAAGCCATAGCGCGTTGTGTAATGGCAGAACAAATGCTGGAAATACAAAAGAAGTATAGGATTTTGCTAACAGTCCACGACTCTGTGGTATGCTGTGTCCCTGACGAACAAGTTATTGAAGCTTGTAATTACATAGATTCCTGTATGGCTTTTGTCCCCGAATGGGCCTCTGGCCTACCCGTCCGTGGGGATGTGGAAATCGGGAAGAATTATGGAGAGTGTATCGAATGGGTACGAGAACAGCATGGTCTTTCAGTAGCCTAAAGACTTTTGAGCAATGCCCGAAAAAGTATTACCACCTGAAGGTAGCAAAGGACTACGAAGAAAATTTTAATACTGAAGCAATGCGGTACGGTAATGAGTACCACAAGGCAGCGGAGGATTACGTAGGTGGGATAGTTAGCGAACTAGACCCACGATTTGATTACTCGCGAAACGTGTTAGATAAGTTGTTGGCGATGCCGGGCGAGAAGCTCTGTGAATACAAGATGGGTATCACGTCAAACTTGGAACCTTGTGAGTTTTTTGCTGATGATGTTTGGTATCGAGGCGTAGCTGACCTGATTATCTTGGATAGAGACGCAGGGGTAGCCAGAGTTTTTGATTACAAGACGGGTAAATCTGCCAAGTACGCTGACGTAGGGCAGTTGGAGCTTATGACCCTATGTGTATTCAAACACTTCCCTGAGATACATACAGTGAAAGCCGGGTTGTTGTTCGTTGTGTGTAACAAGTTAATTAAACAAACCTACGAAAGAAAAGACGAATCAAAGTTGTGGGAGAAGTGGTTAACCAAATATGGGATTTTGGAGAAGACCCTTGTAACTGATGTATGGAATCCGAGACCCACTGGATTGTGCAAGGCTCATTGCATTATACTAGAGTGTCCTCATAACGGGAGAAGGTGATGCCGTATACAAAGAAGAAACGTCCGTATAAAAAGGAGTACGAGCAACAGAAGAAACGTGGCGAACATGCTGATCGTATGGAGAGGCAGCGTGCGCGACGTAAGATAGACAAGGAAGGTGAAGATAAGAATAAGAACGGCAAAGCCGATAAACGAGAGGGTAAGGATGTAAGCCACAAAAAAGCATTAAGTAAAGGTGGCAAGAACTCTCATGGGACTAAAATAGAAACCAAGTCCAAAAACAGATCATTCAAACGAGATTCAAAAGGGCGCCTAGTTTCTGAAACTAGTAAGCGCGAAAGAAAGAAAAAGAAGTAATCTGGAGAACGATAAAATGCAAGAAGAAATACCTACAGTAGATTGTTACATACGCGGCAGACAATATGTCTTTGTGTGCGAAAAATGCGGAGGCAGGCACTACCACGGATTAGGCGGGGGAGAAGGGCACAGGTCTTCCCATTGCACCGTAGAGGGTGCGTACCCTAGAGGTTACAACTTAAAGTACAGCCCAGAAGAAGATTTAAGGAGCCGCTGCGTTACTGGTGATCATCCGGAAGCCATTGAAAATAGAAACGAACTTCTAGCAATGGCTGCTAAATATCCAGATAAACTAGTAGGGTAACTTAAATGCGAGTAGTTGATAACAGGGGTTTACGCCTGCGGGTTCGTGACCCCCAAAGAATCACAACAGCCATACCAACTAGCCGTGATCTCGGCAACAACGAAGTTTTAGTTAAGTGGGGCGTAGATGAAGCACGAGTGCTACGCAACCTTAACGTCAAGAATGTACCGTCTCCAATACTAGGTCAGTACGATTGGCC